ACTTTCTGGTGCAGAACTAACTGAGCAAGAAAAGGGGGCGAAAAATGGTAAAGCGTTCAATAGCGAATGTCCTTGGCTGTTTGATTATCTTATCAGCAATTAGCGGATGTAGTAGTTTACCTAAACAGATTTTTGTATCTGCTGAACCCATCGACAAACCCAAACTCATACTTCCAGAGTCAGACGAACTTGATCTTCGTGAAGTCGAGTGGGTTATTCTAGTCAAAGAGAACTGGGAAGAGCAATGGGCAAAACTCGAAAAGAGTGGAGAAGCATTAGCATTCTTTGCCACAACTGATTCTGGTTATGAGAAATTGGGATTGAACTACTCTGATATAAGAGCGTTCATTCAACAGCAAGAAGCAATTCTAGCCGCTTATAGAAGTTACTACCTAGAGGCCGAAGAAGAATTTAACGAAGCGAATGGCATCGAAGATGAGTAAAAGATACGCTGTAGCAACGACAATACAAACATTCAAGCATCGATATGTTATACCTGAAGATCAACTTCAAGAATTTAATAAAGATGCGCCAGTTCAATTAGACTGGTTAGAAGATTGTATTACTTGCGAAGAGTTGTATGAGTTTTCTCAGAAGCATATCAACGAATCAATACTCGAAACTCAGTGGATGTCAGAAGAAGATGTCTTGGCTTTGTTCTCAAAAGAGTTAGAGTACCTTGATGACTGGTCTGTAGAAGAGAAACTGCATTTTATAAATCACAATGTGATTGACAAAGGAGATTAAACCTGTTATCATGGTCGTAATATTTGGAATTAACACTTGTTATAACTGTTTAAGATGTAAGCAGATGTGTGAAGCATTAGAGATCGAATATGAATATCTTGATCTAGCCGATGGAGATTCTGCACAAATTTTTAGAAATCTTTTTCCAGGTGAAGATCAAGTGCCACAAGTTTTATGGGAGGGTGAACACATTGGTGGATACCCTGAATTGAAAAGTAAGATTGATGATTATATAGATGAGGTAAAGTGATATGAATAGAAGTGAAGTGATTGAAAAGCTAAAGTCTGATGTTATAAATATTATATTCACTAAAGTGGATGGTTCAACCAGAAGTATGAAAGCCACTTTAAGTCAGAATATAGTACCCGGTGAAGCATCAGCCCGAGCAACTAGTCGTAGTGCAGATTCAGCACAAGCAGTTTGGGACACAGAAGTAAGCGGGTGGAGATCATTCAAGTGGGATAGCATCAAAGAAGTAAATGGTGTTGCCACTCCGAATGGAGTATCAATCAAAGGATAAGTGCATGACTAAGCAAGAACTATTAGACAAACTATATGAAGATACTGTGCAAGTGATATTTTCAACTAGAGATGGCTCTATTAGACAAGTAAACGTGACATTAAATAATCAATACATTGGTGACAGAGAATCTCTTACTGGTCAGCCACATCCAAATAGCAAGTATGCTAGTAAAAAAACTGGTGTGTTGATAGTTTGGGATACTATTGCTGATGGTTGGAGTAAGTTGCGTTTAGATAGAGTAACTAAAGTCAATGGTGAAGCTACAAGAAATGGTATCTCTTAGGGTTGATTTTTTTATAACTATGTGATATACTGTGTTTTTATTTTATGGAGTGACAAATGGCTAAGACTAAAAAAAGAGCAATACCTCGTAGAGGCAATGCCGCCAAGTTGGCTGAAGAAGCTAACATTGGTAAGGAAACTATTGATTGGAGTTCAGTCAAGCCGGAAGACTACACCAAAAAGATTCACGAAACTCTGAGGCACTACGGCTACTTCTATGAGAAGAAGTCGTATGTTTCTTGGGCGCAAGAGTGGATCAAAACCAATCGCCTCAACGATCTAAAAACATTCAAAGCAAGTGAAGATTGGAGAGTGTCTGCCACATTAGCAGGTCTAATGAGAATGCAATTGATGGGCGCAGAACTTGAACAATCTGCTATTGACTTCATTCAAGATAATGTAGAAGATATATTGGCTCATGGAAGACGCAATATAGAACTCAAGATCGAAGATGTAGAAGAAGATACTACTGTTGAAGTCAAGAAAAAGAACCCCTCTGAGTTACTTAAAGAGAAAACGAATACTATCATAGGTGACATCGAAGGCTTTATTGATGATCACCTTGATGGTGTTCTTGATAAGAAGTTCTCTTTGTATACTCATCTCAAGGGTATCAATGCCGCAACTCAATCTGCTCGTGATATAGTATCGCACTATAAAGAAGTTGAGCAAGAGTTAAAAGAATTAGTCGAAGACAAAGTGGACTATCTTGTCGAAGGCTACAATCATCTATCTGCCTCAGAGCAGAAGAAACTTTACAATCTGATTAGTTCGTTTGTAACTGATGGTGAGCGATATGTGTTGAGTAAGAAAGCAACACGCAAGCCTCGTGCTAAGAAAGCAACACCTGCAACGAAGCAAGTCGAGAAAGTAAAATATCAAAAAGAGTCTGCTGAACACAAAATAACCAGTATTAGCCCTGCATACATTGTTGGTGCTACTGAAGTTTATCTGTTCAATACCAAGACACGAGTCATGAAGTATTTGGTAACGAATAATAACGATGGGTTTATTGTAAAGGGTACGACAATCAAAAACTATGACGATGAACTGTCATTCAAAAAGAAACTACGCAAGCCACAAGAAACAATCGATTCGATCAACAAGTTGACTAAGTTGAGAGCATTGAAGGCATTTAAGGCGGTGAAAACTGTACATTCAGCAACCGATGGTAGAATAAACACAGACACGATTATTCTAAAGGTGAATAAGTGAGCGATAATATAATCGACTTCAATAAAGCATTTGAAAAGAAAAAGAAGATACAAGAAGCTATTGAGAAAGATGTATTCAAAAGTGATGAAGAGTTTATTGACTTTTACTCTACACTAAATGCCCGAGAAACTGTTTGGGGATTGAGAGGCTTTGGTCTTGATGTTGAAAAAGACCCTAAGTCAATGCTTGATATACTAACAATTATGGAAGCAACAAAGGCGTTAATGTGGAGAGCAAAGGGTAAAGAGTATCCATTTCAGACTTTTGCTGATACTGTGTTTGCTGATGTTGAGAAAGAAAGTGGCGTAAAGATACGAGAATTATTTGATCATTTCATAGAAGATATGGAAACTTATTATGAAGAACTCGGAGACTGGGAAGACTAAACCCGACAATGTAGTTGATACTCCCGCACTTATGTCGTATCCAACGAATGTTGGTGCGCCTGCTTTCACAGTTCCAGATGTTCTAAGTGTGGGTAAAGAGCGAGGTATCAGCGCAACGCATCAACTTGAGACAAAGTTCGAAGCATTGAAAGAAGAATACTTTAAACTGGTAGAACTGGCTGAAGATACTGCATTGATGTATAACGCAAGATGTAATATTGTACCAGTTGTGGGCGAAGTTTATCATCTATATGATGGAAAAGATGGTTTGTTTATCAGTATGATTGAACCAGAAACATGGCCGAGTCAAGATCATGTGGGTAGCTTCAAATTAACTTCTGAACAAACTTGGGAAAAGCAATGAATGTTGCCTTGACAAAACACACCGACTTATGTTATAGTAGTCAATACTAAATTAAGTTAGGAGAAATAAAATGATATTGGTTGATCTAAACCAAGTCATGATTGCGAATATGATGATGCAGATAGGTAATCATCAGAACGCAGAGATTGACGTAAGTATGCTTCGGCATATGATATTGAATACACTTCGAGCAAATCGCAAGAAGTTCACTTCTGAGTATGGTGAACTTGTTATCTGCTGTGATGATAAGAATTACTGGCGTAGACAAGCATACCCATATTACAAAGCAAATCGCAAAAAGACTAGAGATAAATCCGAAATGGATTGGAACTCTATATTTCAGGCACTCAACACTATTCGTGATGAACTCAAAGAGTTTTTCCCATATAAAGTTATTCAAGTGGACACTTGTGAGGCTGATGATATCATTGGTGTTATTACGCACAAAGAAGGTACTGTACTTAACGCAGGTGAGCCCATTCTAATTCTGTCTGGTGATAAAGATTACATACAACTTCACAAGTATGCGAATGTGAAGCAGTATGACCCGACTAGAAAACGATGGATTTCTAACGCAAATCCAGAGAAATATCTTGCTGAACACATCATCAAGGGTGATGCAGGTGATGGCATTCCAAATGTCTTATCTGTTGATAATGCTTTTGTTATGGGCATAAGACAACGCCCAATAACGCAAAAGCGACTTGCTGAGTGGGCTGATATAAATAACATGGATGATGAAGTAAAACGTAACTACATGAGAAACAAGGCTTTGATTGATCTGAATGAAGTACCTCAGTCAATGAAAGAAGAAATACTTTCTATTTGGCATGAAGAGAATGGAAAAGATCGTAGTCAGTTACTGAATTACTTTATCAAAAATAAACTTAGAAATTTAATGGAATGTATAACGGAGTTTTAAAATGACTACATTATCTCTGGCAGAGATTGTTAACACTGCCCGAAAAGCTGAAACAGTTGAAGAGAAGGTTGCTATTCTGAAAAGAAACGATAGTAGACAATTAAAAGATATTCTTGCACTTATGTGTGACAAGAGATGGTCTTTTGATCTACCAGAAACTGCACCACCGTATGAACCTTCCCAAGTTAACGAATCTCATGGAATGCTGTATCGTGAGATGAGAAAGATGCCATATTTTGTTGAGCAAAGCCCAGATGGTAAAGACTTATCTAGAGTCAGGAAAGAGGCATTGTTCATTCAGATGCTTGAGACTATCGATAAAGACGATGCGGCGTTACTGCTGAGAACAATTGCTAAAGAGCCATATCCAGACCTTGCTCCAGAAGTAATTAATCAGGCATTTCCGAATTGTATTATTGATGCAATTCCAGTAAAACGTGGTAGAGGGCGACCTAAGAAATCAGAAGCACCAGTATCAGAATAAGGTAAAGTAGTATGGGTAAAAATAAAAGTAAAAAGTTTCGTGAATGGATGGATGAGGACTTTGATAGTAAAAAGGACTCAAAGCGATACGACAAGCGTAAAGCAAAGATTCAAGAAGCGAGACGAAATAAGCGAAAGAACCGAGATTCTTTTTAAACACAACATATATTATGGAGTTATAATATGATATCAGCAGTAGGGGAAATGTTCCCAGATTTTGAATTGACAGGCGTAAACAAAGACAATGAGTTCGAGAAAGTTAACAATACTAACTTGATTGGCAAATGGTCTGTCGTGTACTTCTATCCAAAAGACTTTACTTTTATCTGTCCGACTGAGATTGCGGCATTTGACGAACTAACTGCACACGCTAATGTACTTGGCATTAGTGGCGATAATGAGTTCTGCAAACTCGCATGGAAGAAAGACAACGATCTAATCGGAAGTATTCAACACACACTACTCGCAGACTGTGGTCTAAGACTCGCAAGAGATTGCGGTGTTAAAGAACACTCTGAACAGGTTGCCTATCGTGCAACATTCATTCTTGATGAAGTTGGTATAATTCAACACGTTTCTGTGAACGCACTAGACACTGGTCGTAATGCTCAAGAGATACTTCGTACTTTGAAAGCACTACAGGCAGGTGGTCTAACTGGTTGTTCATGGAATCCAGGTGATCAATTCGTAGCATAAAACCCTTGACTTTAGTTAGCGATCTATGTTATAATACTATGTATTTTGACGATAAGGAAGTAAATTGAATAACAAGATAATATTAGTTGATTGTGATGGTGTTCTGCTTGATTGGGAACATAGCTTCAAACTCTGGATGATAGAGAAAGGTTATGAAATCAAGAACGATGTTGAATATTCTATGGCTAAGACATTTGATATGCCTAAGCCAGAAATGAAGACTCTGATTAGACACTTTAATGAAAGCGCAAATATGTGCTGTCTACCACCGCTTCGTGATTCTATGAAGTATGTTCGTAAGATTCATGAAGAGTTGGGTTATGTTTTCCATTGTATCACTAGTATGACTCTTAATCAACACGCCAACAAGTTGAGAGAACAAAACTTGAGTAGTCTGTTCGGTGAAACGACTTTTGAGAAAGTTCATTGTCTCGACACTGGTGCTGATAAAGACGAAGCACTTCTTCCTTATCTTGACAGTGGTTGTGTCTGGGTCGAAGATAAGATTAAGAACGCTGAGTTAGGTGATCGTCTTGGTTTGAGTGCTGTACTGATGAAGCATGACCATCAAGGTGATTACACTAACGATGCAATCCCCGCAGTAGAAAGTTGGAAAGAAATCTATGAAATGCTCTCATAAGGGCTTCATTTGATATAAATATCATTATGGTAGATGTGACGTTTGGGGCAATCTAATTGCCCTATTTTTTTAATCGGAGAATAGTATGCCTATATATCAATACAAGAATGAAGAAACTGGTGAAGTAAGTGATCATCTCATGTCGATCTCAACTATGGAGCAGTTTGAGAAAGACAATCCACATATGAAAAAGATTATTCATGCGCCAGCACTAGGTGATGCTATGAGACTTGGAGTTAGAAAGACTGACGACAGCTTTAATGATTTACTCAAAAGTATGAAGAAAGGTAGTCCGGGGTCGACAATCAGAGACAGATAAGGATTAATTAATGCCTGCACAACAACAAGAAAGACTAACTAAAAGGCAAAGACGAGTATTAAGACAACAGGGAATATTAGACACAACAAATCAACTTTCATCAGGATTTACAGTTAAGAGCGATATTGCTCCAATGACTGATAATCAGGCTTCAGCCTTTGAGTCGTGGGATGAGGGTCAAAACTTAATGTTACATGGTATAGCCGGAACTGGTAAAACATTTCTAGCACTATACTTTGCACTTAAAGAGACATTGAAGACAAACACTCCACATAAGAAAGTGTTTATCATTCGATCAATCGTTCCAACAAGAGATATAGGCTTTCTGCCTGGTTCTCAGAAAGATAAGATGAAA